GCTTAAGTTCATTTTGAATATCGAACGATTGCCAACGGTCAAAGGATACCATTCCGATGTTAAAGCCTTGACGACGCAAGTTTTGAATCCACTGCTTTACTTCTGACAAGTTAACAGGACCTTCTACACGAGGCTCCCAGTATACTACGGCATCTACAATTACAATTGGTGCTACCTGACTATAATCTTTGACTACCTGAATATTTACCCACTTTTCTACGTGAGCAATTGCTACAGCACACTTGTCGTGTTTCTGTGCAAGGTCAGCGTGTACATAGTAAATCTTGTCTGGGTCTGGCTTAAATGATTCCTCAAACCTCTTGGAAGAATCGATGGGATTTCTAATAGTCATACAGGCACGTACCTTCTCTTGTTGCTTGAAGAAGGCATCGGATGCGAATGTTGGGACACAAGCAAAACGTTGCATGGCATCGCCCATGTCTGTGAAGAATGCAAGCTTAAAGTCGTCAATTTTACGAGTAGGGTTTACAACCCATGTAGGACGCTTCAGAGCAAATACACCAGGATACTTATAATTAAGAATTGTGTCTTCTTCCCATTCAATCTCTAGGCTATTGCCCTCAGCATCTTCTGGAAGATCTGGATTCATAATAAACTTGTGGGTCTTCTGCACAATATCTTTATCTGCAATTACCGCATCGTAACGCTGTGAGATAAAGTCTCCAGGGTAACGAGGGAAGGATAGCAGAGCTACCTTACCCAAGTCTGGGAAACGAGAGTCTACGGAAGCACGGAAAGCTTTGTAAATGTTGTCTGCAGTTTTACCCTGATCGTTACCAGTTCCAATTTCCTGTGCAAAACCAGAGATCTCATCAAGGACTGCTAGGATAAGGTTTAGACCCTCATGGCTCTCTCGTTCTGAGTGACCAGAGTAAACAGTGATTGATTTTTCAAACTCAATGCTCTCAGCCTTTGAGTAGTACTTGCCAGCAAACCAGGGAGACTTTTCAATCTTAGTCTTAAATCCCTTGAAGAAGACGTTCTTAGCCTGTTGTGCATTGATAGCCACGTTAATAATATCAATAGCGTCACCAGATGGTTTACCGAAGTAACGAGCTGGATCTTTGAGGCATAGAAGCTTATACACAATGTATGAACATGCTACGGTTGATGTGAAGTCTTTACCGCTACCCTTACCAAGTTGCAGAATAACTTCGTTCTTTGTGTACTTCTTGTAGTAACGAGCACCCTCTTCACGACCCATGATGTTCTCCAGGTCTTCCTGACGGTAGATCTGGCTCATAGCTTCTACAATGTCATACTGAACATCTGAGAGTGGTGGCTGTCCTAGATAATCCTCACCTTCAACAAAGGTGCGAGCATCAACAGGCATTTCTTCAAAGACGCTATCTTTGAGTGCTTCGAAGAAATCACTGAACATCTCTGACAACAGTAATCACCTCACTGCCTTTTGCAACTTCTGCAAGCCTACGCATAATCTTGTCACGAACCTCTGGATGTTCTGCAGCAATATCTTTAAGAATATCTTTTAGTACGTCCTGCTTACGCTCAATTTCAAGCATCTCTTCTGCCAGCTCTTTGTTTTCAAGCAAGCCAGCTTTCTGTAGCATATCAATACGCTTAGATTCAATGTCCAGCACTAGCTTAATACCTGCGTTTTTTGCACCAAGATTACCAACAGTGGTAGCCTCGTCAATAACCTCATATGCTTTATTAATTAGAAAGTTATAGTGTGTGTCTGCAGCAACGAGTGCTTCTTTAGCACGAGCACGAATAGCTGCATTATCTGCAGCCATAGTTTTCCATTGGTTGAGGTGTGCGACAACTTTCTGTCGTGGAAGAGCAAGCTCTTTAGAAATTTGTGTGGGATCTTCTCCCTGCAGATATTTTTCTACAACCTTGTTCATCTCGTCAAGGTGTTCTACAGTTAGGTCTTCAAAATTAGACATTAGCTATAACCTTAGCCTTTCTTGGTCTACGCTTTGGAATACGCTTTACACGATCAACCGAAAATGATCGGTAGCACCCAGTCTGTCCACGATCCATTTCAAAGCAATCTACCCAGACAGCACCATTTTTAGGATTAGTGGTAACCGATTCAAACTTAAACTTAGTTCCATATTCTCCAGTAATCTTGATAAGATCACCACGTTCAATAGTGAAATTTCCAGATTCCATCTGGTATTCACGTTCGAATGGATCGACAATCATAACCTTAGTATACTCTAGTTTCCGTCTTGCCATTATCGTTTACTCTTTCTTAGTCCGAACTTTGCCAAGTATACATAGATTGTCTCTACGCTAACGCCACACTCTTTAGCAATCTGTTCTGGGGTTTTACGATCCATGTGGTATCGCTTGCGTAGCCAAGCCTCGCTAGTATATAGTTTACCACCCATAAGCCTATTTGTCAACCTTCTCCCAGTTGTGGACAGCCCAGTGACCAATTCCCACAGCATCTGCCACGTCATTATCACTAATAGACTTATTATAATACGTGCTAACATAACGTATTGTTTTATTTTTTCTGATTTCACGCTCTTGCCCCTTATACCAAGATTCAGACTTATTGGGATTGTCTTTACGAAGTTGCTGCTTTTCTACCGCAGAAAGTTTTGTATTGCCAATAAATGATTGCCAAGTAATTGGATTGACTGAGCCAGCTATCTTGATGCCATTAATTTGTGCTGCACCGAGAATTGCTCCTTGAACAAGTGCTAGGTCTGCAGCAGTTTTTGGACTATTAATAAAAACTGTATGCTCAATAACAATACAATCTATTTTAAATAGTTTAAATAATGCTACACATTTTCTAGCTGCATCTCCAACTTTTGCATAAGTATCTTTTCCAGTGAAAACAATTTTTCCAAATTGTTCAAGCTCTTTGTTATTAAAGATAGCAAAGGCGATGCTGTTGGTACTGGCATCAATTGAGCATACCTTTGATGGTTGTTGACTAATCGCTTTGAGATTTACCATCAGCCATCCCCTTCAATTCTTTCAAAGCTTTTGAAACTTCGGAGCCATTTATTTCACAAGCAACGCAAAGAACATCATCGTTATAAATAGATAAACTATTTCCACATGATTTGCATTTACGTATTTTGTTAAGACGAGATTCTACCTTCTTCTTATTGTATCGTTCAGCAATCTTTTCTTTAGTTGCTTGTTCTCTACATTCAGAAGAGCAGTAGATTTGGTATTTTACATTAGGCGTGAAGGTGTTATCACACCATTGACAACTTTTCATCAATAGGCTCCAGAGATTTTATTTTAATGTCTCCAGTCCCAGCAAGATCGCAAGTAGCCCTTACAGGACACGTCTTACAAATCTTAGAGTTTGATCGATAGTTCTTGGTAGGGAGTTCTTTATTCTCCCATGCCCTACGAACCTCACGCATCCACTCAAATGCTTGGTCAGCCCACCCCTTGAGATAATCATTCGCAACAACTGGAATGATTAGCAGTTCGTGATTGTTCTTGTTCTCATAGATCAGAACTGCCTTTTCTCGCTTAAGGATCTTCATATAAATTAGTAGCTGTACTAGGTGACCAATTTTTGGCTTCCCTGCTGCTTTACGATATTCAAATCCTTCATTTGGCATTGTTTTAATTTCGCCAAGTAAATCTTCTCCACCCCAGTCAAGGATTACGTCACCGTAACCAAAGATTGGTGGATCTTGATTAGTAATCTTGAACTCCGCATCTTTGAGGATACCAGCATCGTGCATAGCTTGCTGAATACGCTCGTGAGACTTTGTTCCTGCAGTCATGTTTGCTCCACCGTATGCATCTGCATTATCGGTAAAGGTAGCACCTTCGAAAGCAATGTACCAATAACGAGGACATTCTCCGTGAGAGAACGCAATTGTTGATGGTGCGAATGTTTTCTTCTGCTGGTGCTTATCAACACGATTAACAATATATCCGTGCTGAATCTTTTCAATCAGTGCCTTAGTGTCAAGGAATGAAGGCTTTTCTGTAATCTTGTCTTCAGTCTTGAGCATAACACTCTTCAATAGGTTTTTAGCCATGATATTAGTTTAGCGAATAATATACTTCAGAGCTGACACAAGCTGATTGACAGCTTCTGCGGCAGTGTAGTAAATGTTCTTCTTCGCCCTATCTCCTTTATCTACATTGGTAAGCCAAGTTGCCTTGAATTGCATCTTAGCAGCGATAGCCTGTAGGCGTACAATCTCAACGGATGCCACCTGTGCAGGAATATCTGGTTTTAGAATTACTTTGGCAATGAATGTAAGTGCTTGAGTAAGCTCTTCATCATCCATAAAGTCTGCAATTTCTGCCAGACCATTTACCATTTCTAGTGTTGTCTTTGTTGTTTCCATTGTTTCCAATTTCTATCGTTCTTACTATTATACACTACTCAGGGGATTCAGTCAATTGTTCTAGAATACTAAGTTCAATGACTGCTAATCTTACTTTAGAATTACCCTCGCCAAGTACAACAACAATCGCTGGGTCTTTACCATTACGTATTGCGTCAGTCGTAGCCTTAGCCCAGACTTCCTTGTTGATAGTAAACGATTTTCCAACCTCTTTAAAGTCAATAACAAACTGTCCCCAAGAAGCATCACCCTTTTGCGTATTTCTGCCCGAATTCTTATGCTGCTTAGCCCCAATTCGTTTACTCTCCGATCTCTCTGTCATAGTCAGCCTTTCTCTTTTTTGTGTTTAGATCTACCTCTGATAGATGCTTGTCTTTGCACATCCAACTAATTATCTTGTCCTGATAGTACCAACGAATTGAGTAAACGGCTTGCTTACAAGTGTGACAAATAAACTCACCTTTAAGCACATCATACTTGCCCATTTACCTGATCCTCAATACTCTTGCGGAAATCCTCATTTTCCTTAACATAGGTAATGAACGCTTCTCTACCCTGGACCTTCTTATCCTCAGAGACGATGTACCATGCACCTGTACGAGATACAATACCCATCATCTCAGCAGTGTCTACAAGATCTCCTACGCTGTCAATTCCAACTTCGTCTCCACGGAAGTAGAAATCGTATTCACCGCTTGTAAAGGCTGGTGAGGTCTTGCTGAACTGTACTTCCCAGCGTACCTTACGACCTACCTTTTCTTCAATGAGTTTATCTCCAACTGCAATCTTGCCCTTAATTGCTTGATTGTCTGACTCAGACGAAAAGAGTTTGATAACCGTTGAGCTATAGAATTTAGTCGCTTGCCCACCCGAAGGCTGCTGACTTGTATACATAGCAGAAATGTTATTACGAGACTGACTAATAAGGACAAGTAGAGTAGGCTTGACCTTATTGTTGGCATAGTTGAGCATCTTCCATGCATTGCTGAAATCTCTAGACTCTGCTCCAATCTGTTTAGTGTTTTCCAACTCTTTGAGTTCATCAGTACCCTTTTCAAAATAGATTGCAGGAAGCAGTGATGTAATTGAATCAACAACGATTAGGTCTACTCCTGCTTCCATTAGAGCAATACCAACGTCTACCATTTCATTGATAGTACGAGCCTGAGACACAATAAGATTTTCTGTATCTACCCCAAGTCTCATAGCCCAATCTTCTGAGTAAGACATCTCCGCATCAATCCATGCACAGAGCTTTCCCTCCTTCTGAGCAAGAGCAATCATCTGAAGACAGACAGAAGATTTTGCTGACGACTTACTTCCCCAAATTAGAACCTGACGACCATATGGCAATCCACCACCCAAAGCACGATTTAGACCGTAGCTAGGAGTAGGCTGAAAATCTGTTTTAAAGCCTACACCTGTTGTAAGGCGTTTACGAATCTTGGGATCTAGTTGTGCTAGAGCTTCATCAATCGTTGTCATTACTCCACCAATCCATTAATCTTGTCTGGATTAAAACCAGCCCACCAATCATCTCCTGCATTGACTACAGGTGCTGCTCTAAAGCCCTTGTCAATTAACATATCGTATGCTCCGATATCTTGAGTGATATCTACTGTATCGTACCCAATAGCGAGCTTGTCCATAAGACGCTTGGTTGCCTCGCACTGTACGCAATTTGGCTTTGTGTATACTGTTACATTCATTAGAATTTTACTCCGTGCTTCTCTGGTCGTGATTTGTTAAATGCTGTCTTCTTTTCGAATGCCTCGTCAAGAGAGACGTGTGTGTATTCGTGCTCTACCAGACCAGCGTAGAGATCGAATGTACGGATAAGGATATCTGCCATCTCGTCAGCAACAGCCTCTGGACCGTGTGACTTGCGGATAGCCTCCATAACCTCTACAGCTTCTGACACGATCATCATTAACTGCTTGGTCATAAAGATATCGACCTGTTCCTGTGGGGCATCCTTAATGACATCCCAAAAGCCTTTTTCTACTGCGACTTCGTGCAGGTGTTTTGTTACTTCATCAAACATTAAATACATCCTCCAATAGTATTGTTCCATCTTTTGTTTTTCCAAAGGAAAACTTATATACGTTGCCCTCCTGAATTTTCATGTATGCCTTAGCAAACTGAGTTGGGAAGACTGTGACTGACTTCAGTTCACGACTGGAATCGGAAATAACCATATAAGCCATTTTCTTACCAGCCTTTGTTACTCGTGGTTTAAATGAAACCACAAACATTTCATCATCCTTATAGGGCAACATTTTGTAGTTAAGCATCTTAATCAATGCTGAGGGATTACCCTTAATTTCATCTGCAGGAATTGCAGTCATAATTCGGTTATCACTCACTAGCAAGATATAGGTTCTACCTGCTTCGATTGTAGTCTGTTCATCATCAAAGATACCTGCAGCACCAGTCTTGTCTAGAATCTCTACACGAGACCAACCCTTACCACGCTTGATTCCTTTGACCATGC